ATTTTTCGGTCGCTTGTGGGTATCAAGCAGGAGAAACAACACAGGGAATTAATTCGGTCGCTTGTGGAAGAGAAGCAGGGCAAACATCACAGGGGAATAATGCTGTCGCTTGTGGATATCAAGCAGGAGAAACAACACAGGGGATTGGTTCTGTCGCTATTGGAACTTTCGCAGGGCAAACAACACAGGCAGATTTTTCGGTCGCTTGTGGAAGAGAAGCAGGGCAAATATCACAGGGAGATAATGCGGTCGCTTGTGGATATCAAGCAGGAAAAACATCACAGGGGATTAATGCGGTCGCTTGTGGGTATTTAGCAGGACAAACAACACAGGGGGCTGGTTCTGTCGCTTGTGGATATCAAGCAGGACAAATATCACAGGGAGCTAATGCTGTCGCTTGTGGAAGAGAAGCAGGACAAACATCACAGGGGATTAATGCTGTCGCTTGTGGATTTCAATCAGGAGAAACAACACAGGGGGCTGGTTCTGTCGCTTGTGGGTATTTAGCAGGACAAACATCACAGGGGATTAATGCGGTCGCTTGTGGGTATTTAGCAGGACAAACAACACAGGGGGCTGGTTCTGTCGCTTGTGGATATCAAGCAGGGCGAACATCACAGGGAGCTAATGCTGTCGCTTGTGGGTATTTAGCAGGGCAAACAAATCAACACGCCAACTCAATAGTTATCAACGGAACAGGGTTGGCGTTAAATACTCTTGGAACAAGTAGGTTTATTGTGAAACCTATACGAGATTTTGGTGTGGAAGCTGGGTTCGTAGCCTTATTTTATAACCCTACAACAGGAGAACTTGCTTATACTTAATAAAAATATAGTTCCATATTATAATCTAATGTATAATATGGATAGTGATGGGAATGCTGTATCGGTATTAGAGGAGGCATTAGGAGAGAAAAGACCAGCAAGGAGTATATGGGAAAAATATATATGTTGCTGTATATATAGAGAGAAATGGAATGGACTGGCGAAGTAGAAGATATTTTAGAAAAACTCCGTATCAATTGCGTTAATTTAAGTGAGTATCACCGAAAAAGATATTATCATTTTAAAGCGTATGGTAAGTGGTTTAGATTGCCGATGATTATATTGAGTTCTATTACATCAACCGCATCAGTAGGATTACAACCACTAATGAACCAACAAGTTATATCAGGTATAACCTGCTTACTCGGTATGTGTATGGGGATAATAGGGGCATACGAACTATATTTAGGGATACAATCTAATATGGAGTTGGAATTAAAACAATCAAAAGATTTTTACACTTTGGCGATAGATGTATTTAAAGTATTATCTCTCCGTAGGGAGAACAGAGGAGAAGATGGTAAGGATTATTTAAACAAGAAATACTCTCATTATATTAAACTAACCGAAGCATCTAATTTATTAAAACGAAAATTATTAGTAGATACATTAACCACTATACCTACCGAATGTATTGATGAAACGCCGAAAGGTAGTGATGCTGGAGGCGATATAAAGTTAGGTTCATTATACCAAAAACCAAGACCATCGTATAGTGAGGATAATTTAAAAGATATAGCAAACCATATACAGAGTGAGATAGTCAAGATTACAGAAGTGTCTGCCGACGGCTAACCTTTTTTAGAATGTCTGCCGACGGCTAACCTTTTTTAGAAATGTAGGGTGTAGGGTGTAGGGTCTGTTTTAGTTAGTTATATTTGAAACCACCCATCAACCCATTCTCTATAATAAAAGGTTGGAGCGACCCTACACCCTACATCCCTACACCCTTTGGTATGGCTTGTATAAGTTGTATTAAAACAGCATTAGATTTTTCCCGTGTGAGATGAATGCCGAACATTTTCAAACACTTTTTTAATCCACCGAGTGAATAGGAGCGAAAAGCAGGTGGGTCGGTTCGTCCTATCTTGGCGTAATAATCGTCAAGGAAAGGGTAAATATCCTCCTTCTTTAGTTTATCCATCAGGTCGTTATCCATCTATATAATTGGATTTTATTTTAATGATTTCTATTAAACGCCTTCTGTAATTCAACGAGATTATCAAACAGAGAGGCGTGGTTTCCCCACAGCAAGGCAGCACTGAAAAGCGAGGGCGATGGGATTAGGTTGCTAATTAATCTATTCTCGGTTTTATTTCCTAAATGCCTTGCTAAATAAGCGGCTCTTTTCTGGGTGTCTTGGTGGTCTATATAGGTTTCTCCGCCCTCTAAACCGAAATGAAATATTTTCTTCTCTGCCCCATCTCGTATAACAATCTTGAACCTCTTGTGATGTCTTTTAGAACAAACTAATTCATCTATAATAACAGGCATGTATAATATAATATCACATTATATTATAGCAAGATGAAAAGAAAAACATTGGAAATGGTGAATGATGAAACCGCCGATTTAGTTGATGTTTTTTCCCTCAACGGCAAGGTTAGATTAATTGGGAGCAATTCACTACGAGCTATCCAGTATGGGAGCGATTACGATATATCCACCGTGTTGAAAGGCACTACAGGAGACAAGGTCGCAAAAGCAATCCAAAAAGCATACGAGACAGCAAAGAAAAACCCCGATTATTGGATTACCGACTTGAAAGCAGGACACGATGACCGCTTGATATACCGAGGGGATTATTCCAAGAAATCGGTGGAGGAATACTTGAAATCCCACAAAGACCTTATACCGAAGGCAAAAGCAAGAGCAATCCGCAAGGCGACAGGGGAGGACGAAATCAAACTCATCAGGGATTTATTCATTCTACGCTGGAAACCAGCAGATGTTAAAAAGGGCTGGGTGAAGATGATTGACGGAACACACCGCTGTTTAAAGGACGCAGTTTTAGACAAAACAATACTGAAGATTGACCTTCTGGGTCAGGTCGGTAATCAATTCGTAGAAGTGAGCGAGAACTACACCATCAAGACCCAAGATGGGTTGAATAATACCGTGAGGACTACGCCCCAAGAAATACAGGAAGACTTTGAAGAGGAAATCCAAGCCTATTCTCGCAAGGACAGTTTCAAGGCTCTCAAACGCCTCTTCTCTCTCCTACAGCACGACGGGGCAGACACTCACCAAAAAGCACTCGCTCAATTGGTGGATTTTTTTAACAGTCAGGTTGGATTTCTAAACAAGATTAGAAACGAACTCAAAATACTCGTAGCCATCTTGGAACAGGATTTTAGGAAGGTTGCTTGGAAAGATGTGGAAGAAAACCTCCAGTATATCAAAGAACAAATCTCCAATATATACCAAATCCCAATCAATTCAACTGTGTTCGCTGATATAGATGATATGACCGAGAAGAACGCCTTGCCGAGAATAACCGACTTGGTTGAGTATTTTACCGAGGTTATTAATAAACACTCACGAGGGTTTTTGGAACACATGCTTTGACTTTTTAATCTGCTACTACTGTATAATGAACTTTGAGGAAAAAGGACGATTTCTTGCCTACCTAAAGGACGACGATATTACTGACCGCAAAAAATGGGAGAAACTATTTCTCACCGACAAAGCTGACGAGGTGCGGGGCGGGGCGTTCCGTGATGTGAAGTTGAAAAACAAACCAAAGCTCCACTTTCAACCCGCTCCAGATAAAAAGATGGAGAGGAGTATTACCTACATCACTGGTGCGAGTGGGTCAGGGAAATCTTATTATACAAAGATGTATGTTGATGAATACAAGAAGCTGTATCCCAAGCGAGAGGTTTATCTCATATCTTCCATCAACGAAGATAGTTCTATTGATAAGATAAAGGGATTGAAACGGATTAAACTGGAAAAACTCCTTACGGAAGACCTATCAGCAAAGGATTTTAAAGACAGCTGTATCATTTTTGACGACACGGATTGCCTCGTGGATAAACGATTGCGAATGCGAGTCCAAGAGTTGCTGAACTCCTTGCTTGAAACAGGCAGACATTTTAATTGTGAGGTCATATATACATCGCACCTTGCTACGGACGGACATGCTACCAAGAGGATTTTGAACGAATGTAAATCTGTTGTTATCTTCCCGTCGGGGCTTGGGGGACGCAGTATTAAATACTTGCTGGATAATTATTTTGGATTGTCCGCCGACCAAATAAAAAGAATCAAGAAGTTGCCTTCTCGTTGGGTTTCTATCCAGAAAGGATACCCGATGTGCGTTATAGCAGACAAGGACGCCTTTATTTTAAACGACCCCGATGACGACGATTGATTGATTAATTATATAAATATAGCGATTGTATATACTTATATAAGATGGTGTGGGGGGTGGGTCTATTTATTTATTATTTGCTTGATAATATGCGGCTCGGTATTCGTTGATTTTATCTTTGTTGTTTGCTCGGTATTCGTTGATTTTATCTCTGTTGGCTGCTTTCCATTTGTTTTGTTGTTCGTTGATTTTATCTCTGTTGGCTGCTTGGTATTCTACCCGTTGTTCCTTTGCTTTGTCTATATTGTCTGTGCGATATTCTGCTCGGTTTCTGCTTGGGACTTGTCCGTTCATTGTGGATTGGAGTTCTTCATACCAGTATCGCTCTCGTATAGAACTTTCCAACTTTGAATTACACGGGTGGTGTTCTAATAAGACCATCGTCCAGTTATCCCAGCCACCGTGTTCTCTAATAATAGTGTATATTTTCATATTGTAGAGTTTCGTTGTTTTATTGCTTACATTACGACAGTAGTCTTTGTGTTGTGCCTTGCGTCTCGTGAAATCGGTCGTTGCTCCGTTATAAACATGTTGGACGGTTAAATCATTACACACTATTTTATAATGTAATGTTTTTTGGTAGTCTATTGGTAATCTCGGCATTTTATACTATATTGTATTATATTGTCTTTATATTAATTCACTCTATTAATAGAATGTAGTTCCCACTTGTGGGTGTGTGTCGGTATTGCTTATAGAAGTGTGGTGGCGGGGTGTAGGCTGGAATGCTGGGTCTTGTGCTGGGTGCTGGGTGCTGGGTATCTAAAACTTTATAAATATAGAATTGGCTTTGGCTTTTTTATATATAGAAACTTGTGTTTGACCTAGCATACCTAGCACTACCCAGCATTATATATATTATTAGAAACATTAAAAGAAAAACAAGACTGGTTAAGCAGTCAAATAAATATATTTTTTTTAATTTTAAAATGCTGG